CTAGCCCTAATCAGTTCTCTAGGTTTATTATTGATATAACATCTCACTTTTTTCAATTTAACACCTATGGGAATACAACAGATACTTCATCTGAATGCATACCTTCACCACCATCATTTATCGCACTTATTTTAAATCTATATGATTTACCTGATGTTAAGCCAGTAACTCCATATTCCTTATATGCACTATTAGCTGACACTGCACCGTCAAGACCACTATCGTTAATCTCATGTGCCAAAATATATGTATCAGTTCCAGATTTTCTATAAATTCTATATTTCGTAATACTTGAAGCTGTATCTGAAGGTGCTTGCCATCGTAATCTAATCTTAGTTGCTGTACCACCACCTTCTCCAGATGTGTCACCACCATTATCAACTTGTGCTGCTGCAACATTTCTTGGTTCATTAGGTGTATCTCCATCATACATTGATATCACATTACCAACTATCATTGTTAAACTACCTTGCCAAACTACTGGTGAACCACTAGAAATTGCACAATTTATTCTTGTAACGAAACCTTCTTTGAATATAACTTCACCTGCTTTCTTTGGTATAGCTATGAAATACCTATCAGATATGTTGTAACCTTGTAATGTTGAAAGTAAAAATGCTGCTATCTCATTAGATTCATAATATCCAGAGTCTGCTAAACCTGATATTGCAGCTGTACCAGCAGCATCATCACGACATTGACCAGATGTACTTATTGCTGCTTTCTCTTTAATTATAGGTGAACCACTATCCACATTATGAATTTGCCAACTTACAGTGATAGTTTCAGTATTACCTTCCATTTTAACTAGAACGTTTTGTTCTGAAGTTTCTTGTGGTAAAGCCATAGGTGATACTGGTTGATCTAATGTCATGTTTAAGTCAGATAAGTTAGCTAATTCTAATCTAACGGTTTGTCCACCATACATGTTAGATGTTTTGTATAAATAAATAGAACCCATACCTACCCTCTCCTATTTCTCCTAGAAGTTGAAACTTGCTGTGCTTCTAATATAGTAGATCTCATATTATGATTATCCATACTATTACCTCCACTACCATTAAAGTTAACATGTGTACTTTGATCGTATGTGTTACCACCACCGTTATTATTATTATTTCCAAATCCTAACATATCCATTCCAGCATTCCACAAACCACCAAGGAAATCTTCGTTTTTATGTCTACCGTCTTCAATACCTCCACCAAGACCATCAGCAACCATGTTACCAATAAATGGTATTTTTCTTATTCCATCCATTATCCAATTCCATATCGTAGTCCAAAGACCAGTCCAATTAGCACCTATCTCTTTTATTCCACCTGAAAACCATTCCCATACACCAGTCCAGAATTTATTCCAAGAGTCTTCTATACCACCTACACCTGATGCGAACCATGAATAAACACTTAACCAATAACTATTCCATGCAGTAGTGATACCTGTCACTCCATCGTTAAACCATTTATAAACACTATCCCAGTAGTCATTCCATGTTGCAGTAATACTTTCTACTCCATTATCCCACCACGTTTTTAACTCATCATATGCCCATTGACCCAATGGTTCTAACACGTATTCCCATACACCAGTTCCAAATGCTATCAATGCATTTGATATGTCTGTTTTAACTTGATCCCAATCTGTATTAGTAATCCAATCTCTTATTCCTTGAGTCATATCAACTAGTATTTGTTTAAAATCAACATCCTTAAACAATATTGCAAATGCTTTTGATACATCACCTTCAGCTAAAGCTTCGAATGCACCAGAAAGTTTTTCACCTATGAGATTACCCATCTCAATCATAACTGGATACATCTTTGTGTACCATGGTATAATAAATTTTCTAAGTAACATAATCATAATAGGTCTCATTATAAAACCAAAGAAATCACCAATTGGTCTTAATATCATCATGACACCAAACTTTAACATCTTTGACATTTGTTGGAACATCGGTGATGCGTCAAATGCCATCTTTAATACTTTAAGTAATGTACCAGCTGCACCTGCACCTAATAATATACCAGTTTTATGTTTATCTGCAAATTGTCCTAATTTTGATAAATTTTTTCCCATACCTTCATCCATTTTTTCTTTTTCTTCACCCTGCTCACCTTGTTTTTGAATCATCTCTCTACCTAATTCTTCTCTTTTTGATGGGTCTGTTTCTTCAGCAATAGCTTTTTCTAAATTTTGAACAGTTTTACCCAATTCCTCATATCTTTCTCTTGATTTATCATATTGTTGTGTTAGAGCTTGTCCCTTATTTGTTATTGCACTAAATACTGTACCTAATGTTGCACCCCTACTTAATAAACCTGTAAACATCTGCATAGAACTAGTTGAATTTGCCAACTCATGTCTAAGTTTAATATGTGCTGCTACTGCTTCATCATGTGCTTTAGCCTCTTCTTTTCTGTTTTTAGATGCATCTGCACGCCATTTAGTTTCGTCTTTCGCAGCTTTTATCTGTTTTTCCATTAGTTTGGTGAGTCTTTCTACTGAATCACTAAGGTTTTTTACCACTTTTGTTAATTCATCAGTAATCTCAGAATCATCAAATGCGTCATCTCCTTCATTTGCACTCATAATGTTTTATATGGCTTCTAGTTTAAAAAGATTTCTTGAAACCTGACGATGAATGTCTCATTTGTGCCTGCTCTTTACGTTTTTCTTCCATATGAAGTGCTATCAATTTTCTTAAATAAGTGAGAGGTTGTTTATCTACTTTTATACAATCCCAGCCAAATTCTATGGCACAGATGTAGTAGATAGCGAATCTATTTCGCTCGGATTCAGTGAGCCTGTAAACGTCTCCACCCAATCCCCTAAGAATTTCACTAAAGGGTAGTCTTTCATGACCTCCTTCATGATTGTATTTGCCTGTCTTGATTTAATATTTCTAAGTGCTACTGCGTCATTTACTATGAATGGTGCTTTTCTTAACACTTTCAAGAGTATTTGAAATCTATATTTTGGAATATCAACTTTTGGTTTTGAAACATCCCCTAAATCTATTGAGTTTTGAAGTATTGATTCTAATTCACCGTATGTGATATCATCTTCATATTCAATTATTTCAGGTGTACCATTCCAATCTATATCAAAAGACTTTATAGCCATATATTACATTTTATTAAGTAATTAATAAACCTATTGATCTACTACTGTGATTTTTGCACGTTTTACTTGCCAGTTAATTTCTTCAAATACTGGTTCAACTGGTTCTAAGCCAGATACTGCATGATCATTTATTCCTAAACCATATCCAGTAATTGTAATTGATTTTGCACTTGATGCACCGTTAGTAAATACTAATTCTAATTCTGGTGTACCCATACTTTCAACTGTTTCTTTATAAGTTGAGCCTTTCAACTGTAATATTAATTGGTCAATTAAGTTATCATTCTTCCATGATGCTCTAAATCTACCACTTATGTCAAGACTTCTTTTAATACCAGCAACTGATTGTTGATCACCTATTGAATATAGTAAGTCACCGTTTTGTGAAAAGTTTATATCTGCTTCTTGTAATTCTGCTATAATTGATCCACCTATTTTTAATGAACCATGTGCAAATGTGAATGGTTGTGAGTTTTCTGTTGCGTCATCTGAAAAACCTGAAGTACTTGGTGCATCTTCCTTTCCATAGACAGCGTCTACAGAACAATCAACAGTTCCACCTATCGATGTACTCATTGATAATGAATTTGCTACACATCCTTTTAATGTTCTCACCATTGTATCAGTTTCACCTTGAAAACCAATTTCTGTAGTAAATGTATTACCTATTAGTGATTTTGTTGCAGCTCCTTCTGTTGCACTACCATAAATATATGGGTTTCCACTAGTTCCAGCACCACTTGCAGAACCAAGAATTGATTTAAATATCTTATGAGATGTTATATCTCCTAATACAAAGTTAATACCTAATGTTCCATTTTGGGTTCCATATGCGAATGCTGTTGGGTCTACTTGACCTAATTTTCCTAATGCAATTTTATTAGTAGTTAATGTAAGTCCACTAATTGCTGTTCTTTGACCGAATGAGTTAGTAATAGCACTTGCTGTACCACCAAATGTGTTCTCATAGCCATAATTGATATATGCATATGCACCTGTTCTTACCATATAACTAATTCTCCTTGTTTGTATTTAAAGATTACTTATGAAGGGTTTGTTTTTCTTATAGACACGGTTAATATATGATTGAACATATTACGCATGTATTGATTCCTTGTATATGAGGAAATTACCCTCAAATCTGTATAATCAGTACCACCTCGTATTTTGGCTGTTAAAATCCTTATACTCTCCTTCACTATATCATTATGTCTTTCATCATCTTGATATGTTCTAATATCTAAATCTATAGTTATATCATGCCAATGATCGTCTCCATATAATCCAAAATATTGTATTTTCTCTGCTTTAGGTGTTATTACTATCTGGTCTCTCCTATCATCCACAAATCCTACAGATCTCTTTTTCCATGCCTTTGTAATTTCTGGAACTTGACCAGCAGACCAATTATCATTTAATATGTTGATTACAGTTGTTGCTGCATCGTAGATGAAAGAGCTCATTTAGTAACCCCACTTCGATATTCATATGATTGTGTATATGGAAATCTCATATTAGTCCATTTCTCATTTCTACTGAAGGTTCCTCTCTTTGGTCTCATTTTGGCTGTTATTAAATCCCACTCATGATCTTTTAAAGATGCTGGTCTTCTACCAACATACCATATTTTTCTTGCTATTCTAAATGTCATAGAGTCTTTAAGAGCTTCTTCTTGTTCAGAAGATATTGTATCTAAATTAGTTCCTTGCCATTTATTATACTCTTCAGTTAAATCACCGTTTGTCATACCTCTTGTTTTTTTAGTATCAACCCAGAATCTTATTCTTGACATATCAACTCTAGTTTCAGGCATTATGTATCTTTCATAATGTTCTGGTAGTTTTTCTTCTGGAAATTGACCACTTTTATTTACAATTGCAACATCTGGAGGTTCTTTATAGATTGACTCTTTAGGTTTAAACATTGCTTCTAATCTATCAACTAAGTCTATTAAACCTGATACGTTTTCAAGTTGAACATCTTTCACCCCTTGTGGTGTATTTATGAAAATTTTTCCATTTCTTTTTCTTGCAACAAATCCTCTATCCCTCAAAAGTTTTGCTGTTCTAGAAAGAAAATAATCCTTAAACTTCATTATGGTATCACGAATATCTCCCTTCTGTTTTCGATACACTTTTCAATATCTTCCTCCCACTTTCTTTTGGATTCAGATACATTTGTCATACCACCAGTAGGAAGTTCATCCATTCTGAAACTTGTATTTAATATTTCAATACATGTCATTTTAATTACAGCGTCTTCAATGTCGTCTGGGATAGTTGTATCACCAGCAAACTCTTCTCCACCATATCTATATGTAACTCTAACTCTATTCTTTCTTAAAATTGAGAATATAAAACCTCTTAGATACAATCTACCATATTCATATTCTATGTCATACCAATGTGAGTTGCCTAAAATATTTTCCCATGTTGCACTTGCACCCTGCCAAATTTCTATTTTATCTCCAGAACTTGTATCAAGTTCGTATATGTTTCTGTGTTGTAGAAAAATAGGTGTACCCCATCCATAAGTATAAAGTAATGGTAAATCATGAACTTCTCTGGTTACTTTTTTTGATCTCCATGCATGTCCTATTCTCCTTTCTAATTCTTTTTCTTTTCGGTTGATTATCTTTTCAACCTGTGCTTTATTAGGAGTAGTATTAGCATTAATAGGGACTCTGAGATAATCCGATACATCGCCAACTGAGCAGTATGTTGTAGCCATATAAATACTAGTTCGGCTTTGTATTTAAATTTACTTGAAAACCACAGTATATTCAGCATTACCTGTTATATCTGCAAAAATACCATCTTCAAAACGTCTGTTTATACCTACATATGTACCTTGTTCTTCTGAAAATATAGTGAATTCAGCACCACCACTTGTTGATGTACCGTTTTTGAATATACATTTTGAACCAGATGAGCCTGATTTTGATACATATACTGATACAATAACACCATGATTTCCTTTAATTGTTGTGTCAGCATTAAAAGATACTGCATTGTGGTTGTATTCTACCATAAATAATAACCTATCTACGAATATATAAGGATTATGCCTCAGAAAGAAAAAAAAGTCGGCTATTTTGGACTCTAGTAGCCTATGACTAGGAATTCAAATACTTTATTTGCAATTGAAGTTGAGTTTGCTACTTCTGCAAATACTGCACCTGCTGAACCACCTACGGAATAGAGTTTGATTTTCTCATTGGCTTTGTCATATTCTACCTTGTATA